GTATTATTCTAGAGCCTACCAATGCACCGGAAGAGGCGGTAACCATGCCCCACAATACGGAGATAAATTTCACCGTCACTATTTGGGGCTATATAAAGATTTTTGATGTGGATAAGCAGATAGTTGGGGATGCCACTACTAAGGGAATCCTCGATTTAAATTTTGATATTAAAAAAGCTCTCGGTGCTCATATTGATCTGGATGGAAAATGTCTATATTTTAGCTTTCCAAATACCAGGTTTGATTTTGACTCCTATCCGTTCAGGGGGGTAGGAATCGATATGCAAATAACTTTAAGGCAAAATTTTGTAACCAGGGAATAAAAAGAAGGTGATCTTATGTTGTTAAAATTTAATCGAAAAACTGAATTAGAAGTAGTCGGATTGGGTGTTTTTGAGCCTGGCCAATTTGTAGTAGTTGATGATGAATCAAGGGCTAAAAGATATTTAGATTCTGGCTATTTTGATTTAGTTAAAGAGAGAAAAAGAAAAGTTAAAAAATCTAAAAAGAAAGGAGTTGACAAATAATGGGACAGGGAGCAAGAGGACACATAGGAATTAAAAAAGAATTAACCTGGGGACAGAAGGAAGCAGGGGATAATGACTTTTTTTTACCTTTTGTTAGTGAAACTCTGATCGCAAATATTGAAGAAGTTTTATCTGCTGCCCAAAGGGGAGTCCTCGATGAACCAAAATCATACCAGGGAGAAAGGGCTTTTCCTGGTGATGTCGTAGTGGAGGTACATCCGGCAAGTTTAGGCCACTTATTAAGAAGTGCAATTAATGAACCGGCAGCGGCAACCCCGGCAGGTACAGCAGAAACTGAATTAGAAGATTGCGAGGATAAATGGGATGAATTGATAGATGCTGGGGTTATTTCCGGAATAGATGCAAGTTGGTTTAAAAAAGGAGTAAAATCGGTAAAACTGCAGGTTACTACCGGAGTGGCTGCCGATACTATTCTGGCTACTGAAGTATTACCCTCAACCGATATGAGGAATGATACCCACATTAAATTATGGGTAAAATCATCTGTTGATTGTGCCGAGGGAGATCTGGTCTTTATGATTAGTGAGGTGGCTGAATGTGGCGGTGTTGAAGGCACAACCTTAAAATCAATTGATATTCCCGATTTAACCGCCGGGGTTGAAAAGGAATGTACTATTGCTTTGGGAACTATGACCAATTTTGATGCAGTAATCAGTATTGGAATTAAAATGCACACTGATAAAGGGGAATTTACTATCAATATTGATGATGTAAGAAGATTAGTTACTAGTGACGCGACCAATGCCAAACAGCACATATTTATTCCCAGACAAGCAACCGATTTTCATGCAGATTGTCCGATTAACCCTTATACCTTAGAGGTTTACCGGGATCAAGGTCAAGCCTTCCAATTTTTGGGGGCAATAATTAATACTCTGGCCTTAAATTTCTCTACTACTGATAAAATCTTAAAAGCTACTAATGGAATCATTGCTAAGAATTTAGGCGATACACCAAAAACCGCTCCATCTTTTGAAACTACTGATCCTTTTAAATGGGATCAGGCGGTAATTAGTATAGCCGGATCTCCTAACAATGATATAAATACCTTTGGAATAAATTACGATAATAAATGTGTAGGGAAATATGCCCTAAATAATACCGCTATATTAAGAAAGATTTATCGGGATGGCTTTAGGATTATACCGGTTAACTTTAGTATCGATTTTGTGGATCGTACCGAATACGATAAATTTATAGCTGGGACTGAACAGGCCTTCCAGGTTAAATTTGTGGGGGCAGAATGTGAATCCGGATATTATTATACCCTGCAAATTGATATACCTAAATTTAGATATCTTACTTATCCTATTAATATGGGTGGACCAGGACCGATAATCTGTGGAGTTACCGGGAAGGCCAAATACGATGCAAGTTTAGGATATCCTTTCAAAATTACCTTAATTAACCTTGAAGCGGGGTATTAATGTAAAGTTACAGGGTAGGATAAAATTTCATTATTTAGGGTATGCAGGTTAGCAATTTGAGGGTATTCTGGTAGAATTATCTAATAATAATAAGAAGGGAGAATTATGTCTAAAAATGAAAAAGATGCCAAGGTAGATAATACGAAACTTGAAGGATTAAAGGTCATTGGTGGAAAAGAGAGCCACAATCCGGCCAAGGAAGATGAATTTGAAGGGGTAGTCTTTACTTCCCCGGTTAAAATAGGGGACAAGGAATATATAATCAAGCCTCTTTCTATGCTGGATATCAAGAAATTAAACATAGAAAAAAAGAAATTAAAACCGGAAGATGATATTGCAGCTTATGATTATAGTTTTCATACCCTTTTGACCGTAATTAAAAAATGGAATCCGGAAACAAAGGATCTGACCGTAGATGATTTTGAAGAGATGATTGACGTTGCTGATTTTGAGAGAATACAAGCAGCAATTGTGCAAATAGCCGGATTAAAAAAATATTTCAGGCCGGGGGATTCCGGGAAATAACAAAAGTCTTATCTTTTGCCTATAATTATGGGTATAGGGATATACTGGCAATCCCCCCTAATGATCTAGATTGGATAATGGAAGATGCTCTTGAAGTATATGAGTTAAAAATGCTTTTCTATAAGGCATTTTTGGCTTTTATGGGGGTGGAAAAGTAGATTGGCTGATATTTTTGTTAATATTTTAGGTGACGGTTCAAAATTAAAAGGCGAATTAGACAAGTCCGGTAAAAATATTGCTAAATTTTCTGAAAAAATAGGGAAAATTGGTAAGATTGCCACTGCTGGGGGTTTATTGGTTACCGCTGCTTTTGCTAAAATCGTAACCGGGACTGCCAAAGCTGGTGATCAATTCGATAAAATGAGCCTACGAACCGGGGTCGCAGTAGAGGATTTGTCGGCCCTGGCCTACGCTGCTGATATATCCGGTACAGACATTGGAACACTAGAAAAAGGTTTAAAAGGCTTGACTAAAGTAATGGATGATGCTTCAATGGGAATTGGCGAAGGTCTGGAAGCTTTTGAGTTATTGGATATTGCTGTTGTAGATACTGAAGGCAATTTAAGACCTACCGTTGACGTATTAAAGGAAGCAGCACTTAAAATATCTGCAATAGAAAACCCCACTAAACAGGCAGCCCTTGCTATGGATTTATTTGGATCAAGGGCAGGTCCTCAATTATTGCCTTTACTTAAAGCGGGTGAAGGTGGTATTGAAGATTTAATGAACCGGGCTAAAGAACTGGGTATAACCATGTCTACTGAAGCAGCCACTAAGGCAGCCGAATTTACCGATAGGATGACCGATTTAAAAGGATCTTTGGCCGGGGCTGGAAGGACTATCGGGGATACTTTGATCCCGGCTATTATTCCCATGATTGAAAAGGTTACTGAAATAGTAGGCAAAGTTGTGGCCTGGACTAAAGAAAATCCTGAACTGATTGCCACAATAACGAAAGTAGCTGCGGTAGTGGGGGTTGCTGCTGCGGTAGGTGGTCCGATCTTAATGCTCGTTTCTGCTTTTAGTGCGATAGCTCCGGCAATAGCTTTAATAGGAACGATAGCAACCGGACCAATCGGTCTGTTGATCATAGCGGTTACCGCCATAATTGCAATTTGGAAAAACTGGGATGTAATTGTTGAATTTGTTAGTGGTTTTGCGGAAAAAATTAAAGGTTATTTAGAAAATTTAAAGACTATGGCCATAGAAAAAGTAACTGAAATGATTGATTGGATCATAGAAAAATTTAAAGATCTTGCCAATTTGCCTAAAAAGATGATGGACTGGGGCAAAAATGCTATGACTGGATTTGCTGACGGTATTAAAGGCGCTACTTCAAAGGTGACAGATGGTATAAAGGGTGCTGCAAATAAAGTTAAAAATTTCTTCGGTTTTGAATCACCACCTAAAGAAGGTCCTCTTTCTGGATCTGATAAGTGGATGCCTAATATGATGACCATGTTCGGAGATGGTATTACCGGTAATATGGATTTAATATTAGAGCCTTTAAAATATACCGGTGATCAGATGGAAGAAACGATTAATAATACCACTTCTGCTATTGGTGATCTTATATCTGACTTAAAAGATTCCATGATAAGCGGGTTGAGCGATGCCTTTTATAGCGTACTTTCGGGGTCTAAAACCTTCGGGGAATCCATGAAAGATCTTTGGAAAAGTATGATAGACGTTATTCTCCAGCAAATAGCCAGACTTGCAGCTTCCTGGATAGTGAATTTGATCTTCCCAGGTGGCGGTCTACTCACTGGTATATTGGGATTTGATAAAGGCGGTGGAGTAGGATATCAGCCTGGCGGTGAAGTTAAAAAATATCAATTTGGCGGTTTGGCCGATACGGTAATGGCAAAGTTAGATATCGGGGAATATGTAATATCTAAACCCATGACTGATTTTATCCGGAAATTTAAAGCGATCCCTCAAAATTTAGTAGAGGCTGTTTCAAGGGGTTTGCCTACTCCGGTCCCGGCTTTTTGATTTTATTTGTAATGATATAGCTGTTGCCCCTAAACCCGGAGAGTCAGTTTTAATCGAGGAAGGCACTAAAAAACTATTTTCCGGAAGGATCTTATCTAAAGAAGAAAGTTTTTTGCCCCCTAATCTCTTGAAATATCCGGTTGAATGTATAGATCATACCCGGGATTTAGATAAAAAATTAGTGGCAGAATCTTATAAAAATCAGAAAGCCGGAGATATCTATAAGCATATAATCGATAATTATACTGCCGGTTTTACTTATGCCAATGTCAGCGATGGCCCCACTATAAGCGAAATAGCCTTCGATTATGTTCAAGTATCCGAAGCCTTGACTAAGATAGCCGAGATTTGCGATTATGAGTGGTATGTGGATTATGATAAGGATGTCCATTTCTTTGCTAGAAATACTTACCCGGCCCCTTTTCAATTGGATGATAACCAGGCAAATTATAAAGATCTAATAATTAATACCGATATATCACAATTGAGGAATAGGATTTTTGTAAAAAGTTCAGGACTAAAAGATACTTTTGGGGAAATTTTTATTTATGATGGTGAGGCTACGGAGTGGGCTTGTAAATTTGCACCCATTAACCGGGGGCGAGAAAAATTACCAGACCCAGACCCTGAACCAAGGAATGGTGTTTGGAGATGTGATTTTTCTCACGATGATATTTATTTAGCAGTACCTTATGAACATACGGTATTTGCAGACAAAGGTATTATTATTTATAAAAGAGAAAATGATTCACTTAAAGGATTAAACCTCCCCGATGTTACCCCTAATGATGATGGGCATGAAGCTTCTTTTTCCCCTGATTCTATCTATTTAGCATTAGCCCACGCTGGTACTCCGTATATAATGATTTATAAAAGGGATGAAGATACTTTTACTAAATTAACCAACCCTGATATATTGCCTACTGGGGTAGGCTGGGGCTGTGATTTTTCTCCCGATGGTGTTTACCTGGCAGTGGCTCATAATAATTCATCTTATATAACAATCTATAAAAGAAGTGGAGATACCTTTACCAAACTTGATAACCCTGCTGATTTACCCCCCAACGATGCTTACGGATGTAAATTTTCCCCTAATGGCATTTATTTGGCAGTGGCTCATAAGACTACTCCGTTTATTACAATATATAAAAGAGCCGGGGATGTATTCACTAAATTAGCTGATCCCGCTTCTTTACCCGCTGGATGGGGTCTTAATGTGGCCTGGACTCCGGTACCTTAGGTAAACAAGCTGACCCTGACGATTTACCTAGTGGCAACGGTAAAGGGGCGATATATTCCTATAATGGTAAATATTTAGTAGTAGGTTATTTTGCTGATCCTAATATTATTATATATAAACAATTTTTACCTAGTATAAAAGTGGATGGAGTGACTAAAACTATCGGCTGGGATGGGATAGACAACCCTCTCTATTTTGATTTTATGTTAAATGAGCAAACGAAATTATTGTCGCTTGGGGCTGCAGGGGGCGAAATGATTGATGTCGGGGTCTTGACAAGTGATGATGAACATGTTGGATACCCGGGTTTTACTTTCATAAACAAAAGTAATCCCGCAAATAAAACCGGGAAGATTACCAGGATAGAAATGTATGCCTATTATAATATATCCAATTGTAAGGTGGCCACTTTTTATCGACCTGATCCGTCAGGATTCCCTAATAAACTTTCTACCCGGGATACGAAAACCATCGGCACCGTAATATCAGGTTCAAAACAGACTTTCGAGGTCGATTTAGACGTAGTGGCAGGTGATTATATCGGTATTTATTTTACCGCTGGCTATCTTTGTGCTGCTATCCCGGGATATACTAATTTGAAATGGTATATTGAAGAGGATAAAATACCCTGTACAAATCAAGATTTTTCTTTAGGAGATGATGCAATAAGTATCTATGGTACGGGAAGTATCGGTTCAGGAGAACTGGCTGTAGGTAGTAAAATATTAATTGGTTATTCTGTTTCAGGAGTACCGATTTGTTTCAAGCGGGAAGATCAGGAATCTATAGATACCATTAAGGCCCTTGAAGGCGGGGATGGTATTATTGAATTTTGCCTGGTCGATAATAATATTGACAGTTTAGATTGGGCCAATGAGGCTGCTAAAGCTGATCTATTGAAAAATGCTAATTCGGCTATTAAGGCTACTTTTATAACCAATAGAAGCGATATCCGGAGCGGTCAGATAATAACTTTGAGCTCTACCAAAAGGAATATAAACCAGCAATTTATAGTGCAGAGTGTAGAATTGGTAAGGGTTGATGTGCTTACTGAATGGCCCACCATACCTTATAAACCTGCTGATCAAGCTGAAATCGGGTATAAACCGGCAAGTGAAGCAGAGAAGGGATACAGGGCTGCCGGGGATAGTGGCGGGATCATATATTATATTTTCAATGTTACTATTGCCAATAAATTTAAAAAACTAGAGGATTTATTTATTTACTTATTAAACCGGACTGATGAGAGCTTGAAATAATTTTAAAATATAGAAAAGATTTATAATATTAGCAGTAACTTTCCTTTGCTTATATCGTATTATATATTGGTGG